ATATGAATTCCCCCCCTTAAACGAACATTTTCCCCTAACTGTTCGCCGAACAAATATTCGCACGCACAACCAATTATGTAAACTCTAACCAATACTATGAAAACTCTAACGCATAGTGTGAAAAATATTTCCTTGACTTTATACCGTCATTGTGGTATTATGATTGTGAATAATTCAAGTTCTTTTCAAAATTATTTCCATACAAAAAACAAGACGCATATTTTAAATAATATGCGTCTAATTTTTTAATTAGTAATATAAGCAAAAGTGAATCTATAACTTTTTCCGCTTGTAAAAGTTCTAAATGTTACAATAGTACCTAAGTCAGTTAAATATGCCCATTTATCTTTGTCTTGGTCATCAGTTCTATCTGCAACCGGTATCATAACGGCATTTGAAACTTTTGGTGCATTTGTTAATATAGTAGCGTACCAATCTAAATTTGTAGAGGTAGTAAATGAAACATTTAAAAACACCATTTTTCCTATTTGATAGTTATTTTGATAATTTATTGTTATGTTTTCTCCTGCTGTTAAATTGAAAGGAATAGGATTCAAATTTGCACCATATACATATGAAGAAGCCCAACCCCAATTAAATCCAAATATTTGTGCATTTTGTGGACTAATTCTAACGTTTTGATTGGTTGTTTCAACTATTATGTCTCTTTTTGTTGTAATACCATTACCATTTACAATTTTAAAATCTTTATTTTTTAAATTCCTGTTAAATATGTTCAATGGTGTCAAAGTGATTTCTTGACTTCCGGAATTATAAAAAATGTATGTTGAATTTGGAAGTGGTACAAAAGAAGTATATGGATAGTGGTTCAAGTCATATTCATTTAACATTCCGTTTACATTGTTGTCAATAGTAAGTGGTGGATAATTCAATAATTCATAACCTATATTTAATAAATTTTTACTTTCTGTATTGGTTTTTACGGGTGTAAAATGGTACATACTGTCGGGTGTATTTAATAAATTCCAATTACTCCAATGAATTAGGTCTGTACTAACAAAAATTCCTGTTGTATGAATTCCAACGTAAGTATCAACAAATAAAATATAAAATTCGTCAATTTTTATCATTGAAGGTGCTTCAATTCCTGTAACATTTCCGGATTTATCATACATTGTAATTTCGCTTATTAAATTTGTAAAATTCATAATATTATTTGAAGAATATATTTTAATAGACAAAGTTTGTTCTTCTTTTACGATTAAATAGTATGTGTTTTCTTCTTTATATATAAATCCGTCAATATTTACATAATCAACAGGTAAATTATTTGTAATTGATATAATATTTTGGAAATTACTATCAGTTTCAATTATATAATTTTTCTTATAATATCTTGACACATTATTTTCTGTTTTTATCTGTGTTGTTGAAAGTGAAACAGTAATATAATGTTTGTTGTCACTATCAATAAAAAATTCGGGTGCAAAAGTTTGAACATATTGTGAATCAATATCCAAATTCCATTTTTCCCAATCAATAAAGTTTTTAGTTCTTGCAATTCCAACACGATTTCCGCCTCTAAATAAGTTTGTGTCAAGTTCATTCCAACCATTATAGTTTCTATTAATATAGTCATATGTAAAATAAAAATAACCATTATCAACTATGCAAGAAAAATCAAAAGGTGCGTGACAATCTTCCATAAATGCTATATCCGGAATTTTAAAAACTTTTTTCCAATTTACACTATCTAGTGAAATATACAAAAAAGCGTGTCCACTATTATATGAAATTGTAAAATAATAATTTTGTAATTCCAAATAAGTCGGCATATAATTTTTCATTCCTTGTTTTTCTCTTATTCTTTCGGCAACTAAATTATTAAAATTATCAAGTGCAATTATATTTATATTATCAATTACATCTGTGTTTAATACATTTCTTATTTTATAAAATGCGCCGTTTGTATCTTGTATATTACTATATCCCAAAGTTTTTGCAATAGAACCATTTGTTAAATTATCTGCTGATTTTAAATCGTCAACAGTATCGTAAGCAAGCACGCCGGCAAGTTCTAAATATTGTGCAATTATATCTGTTAATTGTCCTGATTCTGCCATTTCATCAAGTTTGTTGTTAATTTCCTCTTGTATGTCTAAATCGTCAAAATAATTATCAACATATGATTTTAATTCATTATATAAATTTTGTAATTCTTCAACGGCGTCTGCGTTGTTATTTACTGCGGGAATTACAACTTCTTTTATATAATGTAATAAAGAATATAATAATTCCAAATAACTCATAGATTCGTCAAATGCAAGTGGTATCACCTTTTGACAAAATACTCTAAATGGAAATGGATTTCCAATTTTTGAATTTTCTGTGTTTATCATTTTTAAAAAACCCCCTTTAAAATATGCCCATAAATAAATCTTGTAATTCATTTATAACCATTATATCTATATTTATAATTGAATTTTGAATTTCTTTCAATAATTCAATGTTATATTTTCCGCCGTTGTTACCAATAATTTTTTTAATGTAATTATTAGTTCCGTTTGAATTTCCAACGGAAGTTGAATTGTCTGTTATATTTCCGTTTGTATTATTTTCATTTAATGTTAAATTTGTTGCCCATTTTTGTTTATTAATAGACGTTGTGTCGAGTTCGCCTTGTGGTGTATCTTGAAATAAATTTTTCATATTTGAATTACCTGTTGAATTTGATTGTGAATTATTTGAAACGTTACTATTATTTGAATTTTCACCCTCAAAAGTTTCAGTTAAATTTACGTTACCGAAAATGTTTTCAAGTATGTCTTTTTGTTTTTCATACATTATATTATATAACGGCATTATTTCATTTAATTTTGCTAGCAAATAGTGACGGAAAAGTGGCGCTGTTTCGAACCCTATTTCTGCGTCGTAATAGTGATTTAATATTTTATTATTTAAAGTTTCGCGGTAATTTTCGTCAAAAATAGGATATTTATCAAGCTGAAAATCAAAACCATTATTAATCAATGTTTGAATCGTTATTGTATAATGTGCCATTGTCGTCACCCCTTTCATCAACTAATTTTTCCATTTCTTTTATAACGTCTGTATTTAATTTAATCGAAAGTTTTTTGTCGTTATCTTTCAAAAATTTTTCGTTTATTAGTTCGCACGCTTCTTTTCTTGTTTTATAAAAACAATTCAAATAATAAGAAATAAGTTCGTTGTTTGATTCAACTTCGTCTGTAATAAGTCTTTCTTTTTTATCTGTATTTGCATTATCAATTCCGTAAAAATGTCAATGCTTCATTCCAAATTTCGTGTTTATGTAGTTCTAATTTATCAATTAAATATGGCGCGTCTGTTTTTAGTACATTTAATTTATTTGAAATATCAAATTGTTTATTTCCAAAAATAAAAGGTGTATTTCCCGAATATTGCATATAAACATTTTTTAAAGTTAATATTGTTTTGTGGTCACCCTCAATTAAAACGGGTGTTTTTTGTGCTGTCAAATTTACGTCGATTGTGCGTTCCGTGTCAAATAATCTATATGCCATAAGTTGTAATGTTGCAAAAGTAGGTTTTTCAAGTAAATTGTTCATAATATAAACTATGTCGTCAAAGTCATATTTTTCATTATAACCAAGCGAAAAACATTCAACTCTTTCCGGTAAGTAATAAACGTTAAATTTGTCACACGGATTTGCTTTTAATACCATAAAACCTTTTGTTTCATCTTTAATAAAACACGCGCGTCCGTTTTCATATAAAACACGTTCTAAAAATTTTGACGCCCCAAAACCTGCAATGTCGTCAAGGTTTTCCCATTCAAAAAGGGAAATTGCAAGCATTTTTAATCTATCAAGATAGTCAATATATGTTGCGTCATTTATCATCATTGCCAAGTCAACTTCTTTTTTCATATTTTCACCCCTTTACACAATAGAATTATTACTTGAATAATTATACATATTATTTGGATTATGCCAAAATGTAACACCATTATTAAACATATTATTTATTTGTAAAATATCACTTTGTGGAATATTACCGGTAAAATTTGCATTTGTTGTTTTAACATAATTCCAATTGTTACGCCCTGTAATATTTGGTGATTTTACCATATTTATTTTATAACCGAACATTGAAAAATAATTGTCAATAATTTGTAAAAATTCTGTTTTTGCACGCATTTCGCGAAAAGTAAATCCCATTGAATTTGCTGAAAATGAAATATCACCTTGCGTTTGTCCGCCCTTAATATTTGGAAGCAAATTTGCTTTGTGAAATTCACCTATCATTGACGCAACAGTTCCCGCAATATTTGTTAATCCACCGATTACGTTTCCTGTTGCCATTTGTGTAACTGCGCCAATTGTATTTCCAACTATTTGTGACGGGATATTTACTGCATTTGCTGTTAACCAATTTGTGAAAGCGTCACCACTCCAACCGGCAAGTTGGATATTTGCCAAGTGTTATTGATTCGTCATAATCATATGATTTACCCCTATAATTTTTTGGAACAATACGCCCTGAAATTCCAATTGTAACGGCAAGTTGATTTTCAAATACACAATTATTAGTTGTAAAATCTTCATATTTAAAAATATTGTCGCTTCCTTGATTATTTGATACATACAAGTAATTAAATGGATAAACAAAACATTTGTTGTTTTTTGGTGTATATCCTGTAAATGTATGCCTTTTTGCAATAGTAGTATTAAATGTTGTGGGATTTAATATTATATCATCTTCACCACCGCTTGAAACATAATAAAAATTACACCTTAAAGTAACACTATTTCCCATATCAACATAACAATATTCACTTGTAAGTAATGTTTCATTTATGCACGCATTTGGTATCATATACATTGAATCAATATCGGCAATTTTTCCGTCTTTATTTGTTCTATATATAAATAACATTACATTTAATAAATCGGATTTATCAGTAATTTTAAATAAAAATAAATCCAATCCCGAAATTACATTATTAATGATTGAAATTCCTGCATAATTTTTCCCACCTGTTATCGATTGGTCGGGTGTATAACCGCTTAAAATCCCTATCCAATAACCAAATTCGTTTGTATAACTTGAATCTATTGTTTCACTTTCTTCAATAACCTCTCCAACGTTCAAATTTTCTTCAACTGTATGTAAACCAATTGTGTCGTCGTTTACGTGTTCACGTTCAACAAAACAAGGGTGGTAATTTATTTGAAATTGCCAAGTTTGAAAAACGTCTGTTGTAAAATAAATCGCGGTGCAATTTTCGTTGATATATTCCATATTAGTTATAAAACAAAAATAATATTTATTTGTAAAACCTGTGTTTTTATAAAATAAATAATTACAATTTACAATATTATCAATGTTTTCTCCAACTTTTATCATATTATCGTGTTTGATATATGTGTAATTATCAAATGTTTTTTCTATTTTACTATTAAAATATGAAAGTTGCGCTTGTAAATTCGAAAATGTTAATTGGTGTTTATAATCTGAAACAAGTGGCGTTTTACATAAGTAAATTTGCCCTTGCGGTGTTACTGAAATATTTGCCATAATTACACTTCCTTTCTATATTTAAAGGGTGACTTATTATCACCCTTTTTTATTATTCTGTAATTGTAACTGTTGCTGTGTCATTTACGCCGTCAGCTGTTTCAACTTTTAAAGTTCCACTTCCTGCGCTTTGTCCTGTAATTACTGCTGTTTTGTCACCTGTTTTAGTTACTGTAAACACTTGTGGATTTGATGAACTAAATTTTATAAAACTTGTTGCATTATTTGGTGTAACTGTAACTGTAACTGTTGTATCATTTCCAATAGTACCTGAATATGATGATTCAACTGCAACTGCTGTTGCTTTTGTTGGTTCTGCTAAACATAGACACACGGCGTTCGCAAATGGCGAAATTGCAAAAGTACCCCACGCGTGCAAGTATTCATTCCACGCCATTACCCTAGCATTATAGAATTCATCAAAACGGAATAAATTGTCATATATTTGAAGCCAAGATTCGTCA